AGAACTAAGAAGACCAACATCTGAACAATAACCTTTACCTGCCATCAAACAAAGGGTATCTTCTGAGCCAGTAGTGACATACTCTTCTGTTCCGTCTCCTTCATCAAACAATTCACCTGCGATTAATTCTTTGACTCGTGCTGACAGCACATTGAGCTGATCTAAAACTTCATTTGGTGTCATACTTACCTTTCAACGTATCTTTATCAGCTCCTGACAGCTCTCGCATAGTCTCAAGCAGCTTTCCAAGAGGCTCCAGCATCATAACACGACAGCAGCTCACTCCAATAGGATGGAAGAGATAACCACTGTCGCTTTCTTCTACACGATTGAGGTACTTATTAAAGAACTCTTTAACAGCTTCTTTAAGTTTTTCATCATCAGTCATTCTCTTGCTCCTTCAACGGTTCCTCTTTCAAAGGCTTACCAATAGGTTCTTCCACCACCTTCTTGCCAAAGATACGATCCCAGTTATCTCGAATCTTCTCAGCGTCTTCGTTGCGCCTAGATGACCCTTTACCGCCATGCCATTGACTCATAGAGCCTCCTCTTCCACTTCAATCATACGTCCAGTATACCCATTATACTGCAACTTGCAAGCAGGCCCAGTGTCCCCTGAAAAGCGATTCTTAGCCACTGCAATCTTGGTCAAGTGTCGCTCCTCTTCGTTCTCGGCCATACTGTTACGCTCCAGCGTGATCACGGCATCGCTCAGTTGTACAATGGCTCCAGAGCCTCGTAACTGTGACAATGACACACTACCTCCGTCCTCGTGTCCTTGGTTGCCCTGAGGACGTTTAAGGTGGCTCACACAGATCAGAGTGATGTTCAACTCTTGCACCAGTGTGCGGAGCTTGGTCATCATGTTATCAATAGCTTTACGCTCATCTCCTAAGTCCTGACCTGAGACAACAATGCTAATGTGATCGAGAAAAATAACGCGACAATCACAAGCCTTCGCCATATAGCGAATTCGGTTTGAGATGTTATCGACATCAGAACTACCGAAATGGTCAAACAAATAAATGCGATTAGAGCCAAGAGTAGCATCAAAAGCCTCCTTCAATTCCTGTTCAGTTGTTGGTGTATCCGGCAAGTGTAACAGTTTGTTAGCATGAAGACTCATAATACTTCGCGCTGTCTTACGAGTAGATTCCTCAAGGAAGAGCCCGCCGATGTTCCACTTCGTAGTCTTCAACAGAAAGTATAAGATCTCCCTGAGAAACTGACTCTTACCCAATCCACTGCCTGCGGTGACTGTAATCAACTCAGCAGGTCTGATACCGTACAAGAGCTTATTAAGGCCCTTCCAAGGGTACTGAGCCTCTGCAACTGGCTCTGGTTTGGAGATTTCCTCCCAGAGATCAGCAGCATTAACAATACCGTCAGGCACATAAGGAGTAGCCTTCCACCACTCGTTAACAAAGTCCTTAGTCGCTCCTGCAATCAGATAGTCACAAGCATCCTTGTGCCCACTCTTGTGTTGCATGATCTTGGCCTTGTTACCGAACAGTTCAGCAACTTCCTTAGCAGCCTTCTTCCCCGGCTCATCAGCATCAAAGCAGATAACAATGGAGTCGAAGCTATTGAGCCACTCATACTGGGCCTTACAGTCCTTCAGAGCAGCCTGAGCACCGTTACGAATGCTTACTGTAGGGTAGAGAGACCCTTGCATCTGGAAAGCTGCGAGAGCGTCAAGCTCTCCCTCTGTGATGGTGACAGCTTTTCCTCCAGAGTGAAAGAGAGACTGACCGAATAGTGTAGCTCCCTTGAAGTCTCCGGTGATGGAGAATGCCTTTGTAGGAACATTGCGTTGTTTAACAGCCGTTCTAACTCCGTCTCCGTCAGTGTAAGGATAATACTGGTTGTCTCCATCGGTAGTTACTCCATACTTTTCACAAGTTGCCTGACTGATTCCTCGATCAGGGATTGATTTAAATGTACCTTTTACTTGCATTGGTGTCACGTTTTTACGTGCTGTGTTGTTTCTGATAACTGATAGCTCCTCTGACTCATCATCTGAGGGCTTGAACGCTTGGCATACGTGGCAGTATTCATGGCCATCGTCATAGAGACTGTTGCCGTCTGAGCTACCACAGTGTTCACAGGCGATATGCCTGAGAAACTTGCTTGTCATGTATTCTTCTCCTTAAGCTTGGCTTCGACGGCGCGGGCAAAACTGCCACGGTCAAACCATTCGTTGCCGTTCTTGGCAAACTTTTCGTGTTTGCTACCTTCTCCATAAATTTCCTCATCCGTCAGCCCAACCCAAACGGCTGGCTGCTTACGCAACTCCGTTGCTGGCTCTACGTCCGTACCGGACTGAAGGACTTGGCACAGGGCGGTGATGGCATTGTCAACATCGGCGGAAAAGAATGGGTTGGGCGACTCAATAGCAACGCCGTTTGCAATGTTGTTGCGAATCAATCCCCGGCACATTTTCAACGCCTCCAGCGCCTGCCGTATTGCGGCTTGTTGTTCTGGTGTCATTTGCTTTCTCCTGTTGCTTGTCGTAAAGCGGCTTCTTGCGCCAGTAACTTTGCCATCTCAGGGCCATACAAATGCGTTGTTCTGACGATGTGCGCGATCTCTTCCAAAAGTGTTTGTGCATTTTTCTCTGGAAAGTATCCTCCGCAATCACATTCTCCAGCAGGATAGGCAGGTTCGCTATGAACAGCGCAATCAGACCAATGCTTTGGAGTCTGCACAGGAATACACCCATGCACTGAGCAGTGAGCCACTGTTTCGCATTCTCGGCATATGTTGTGTGTCATAAAACATCCTTATGTTGTGAACGGATCTCTTTCTCGTTCCAGCACAGATCTGCATAAATCTTAATCCAATCACCTTCACTCAACAAGTCATTGACCTTGACGCAATACTTAGCCCCTTGAGTCTCTACAGAGGGCAACAGAGCGTGAATAACCATGCTATCCCAGTCGGGCTCATCGTCACCATACCAATTGAACTCAATGGTAATCGGACAATCATTCAATGTCATGTTATGGACTAAAGTGTTCATTTAAGTACAACCTTTACGAAAGTTAAGACAACCAAACAAAGAGAGACAATCATTTATTATCCTTGTTTTGCTTGATCCTGTCAATGGCTTGTTCAATGTCCATCATGATATTGTTGTAACCATTTGTAACAATCAGATTAGCCACATCGTCAACGACAGACCAATACCAGCATTCAAACTTCATCAGCTCATAGTCTTGTTGATCTTGCTCATCATACATTTCAATGGATAGAGTGCCCATGATAACTCCAGTTAGTGAAAGTTGTTAACAATTATAGACATATCTAACATTTGTGTTGTTAGATGTCGAACTAATGTTACATATATAGGACTTTAAAGGATTTTAAAGTACTTATACGCACTTCAATGCATAGATGTCTCTTTATAAGTACTTATTATAAGTAACTGTTAGTAGGTTAACATCTATGTAATGTCCTAGTCCTATATAGTATATTATACCCGATCCTCAATCGTTGTCAAGATCTAAAGTGTAACAGTTTGTAACATCATCAATGTCCACGTTGTTGGCTTCGCTGTCCTCAAATGGGTCAGCTTCAACAATGACACCCTCGGGCAACTTTGTCGGAATACTGGGAATGTCCTTCAAACACCCATCACACATGTCCAAGAATTCATTGGTGATGGCATGACGGCGGATAGACTCGTGGTCTTTCAAGTTTTTATCACAAACGATACAACGCATTTTAAGCTCCTTTTGTTGTCTACCTAGGCAATGCCCTTAGACGGTTGATTTGATGGCTTTGTAGGCCGTTTAAAGCCCTTTAACGGGCCTTTCGTGATGGCAGGATTAGTTCAATTAACCAATGTATCAAAGTAACCTCCAATGATGTAAGTTAAAAGAACTACACATAAGACAACCCAGTGTTTATTGGTTTTCATAGTCATTCGCTCCCTTTGGGTTCTCATATTCAATCCTCACCATATCCTCAATGTCAAGGATTATCTGGTAGTCAACAATGTCTTTGACGTCACTGTCAATGCCCTCGATGTACAGGTCAGTGCATGAGACAATCAAAGGCAGGGTTTCAATAGACTGTACTTCACAAAGCCCGTAGAAGTCAAAGCCCTTAAGCTTGTAACTAAATTGTTTTAGTTTAGTCATTCTGTAACCCCAAAGTTAAAATCAATCAATTGACAAAACAGGCGGTATTGTTCTAAATGTTCTTTATTGTCTTTATGAGTCTTCTCAATAGCTTCCGAAAATTCTTTTACAGTACCGCTAAAGCACCCACAATTCACACGTATTCCGATTTTAGAATCCCTATAGGCAGTAGTAAACCTACCCGAAGATTTTGAAGGTCCGATAACTAGATAATCTGAAAATTTTTCAATAATTCCGTGACCGGACACCAGTGCATTTCCGAACACCTGTGCATCTCCGGTCACCAGTGCATTTCCGTACACCTGTGCATTTCCGAACACCTGTGCATCTCCGGTCACCAGTGCATTTCCGTACACCTGTGCATTTCCGAACACCTGTGCATTTCCGGAAACCTGTGCATTTCCGAACACCTGTGCATTATCGAACATCCGTGCATTATCGAACACCCGTGCATTATCGGACACCCGTGCATCTCCAAAAATGTGTTTACCTTTTACATTAAAAACAGTCATATCAACGCCTCTTTAAATTGGTTTAAATCAATGGTTTGTTTTGTAGGCTTATGCTGACCTTTATCAGCCTGCAAAGCCTTAGATTCTGGTGTTTGTTGGCCGTTAACGGACGGAAAAGGCCACATTAGCACAACTCCTTTGGAATTTCAACTTCATCACCGATCTTACTGACAACGTAGCAACGCATGGCGGCGATAAGTGGGGCTGTGGCTTGAATGCCAATTTGACCCGGTTTGTAGATCGACACCCAGTTACCCTTACTGTTTCGCAATAAGTAAATCTGCTCCCGCTCAATAATCGGCCCGCCATCCGACCAGTCAGTGGATGGATGAAAAGAATCTAAAAATTCTTTGCTTTCCCAATATGTTCCCGGCTTGAATGTTTGAGCTACTGCCCAATCAAGGGCGGCACCTGTCAGTTCACGTGTTTTAACTTTTATCATTACTTCACCTTCATGAGTTTAAACAGGTTAAGACAATCACCCCTTACCCATCGTGAAGGGTCAACTTCGCCCGTGTCCGGGTCTGTATAAGGTGTTTCTGGTGCGTAATCGTTGCACTCTAGCCAATGTTGGCAGACACCCCGATCAGTGCTACTGAAGGCGACTATACCGCTTGTTCTGAATTTTACTTGATACATCATTTCAAGACCCCTTGGTAGTGATAGCCATTCCAACGTTCAAGACGATCAGGTGTTACCTTGTCATCAGTGCTTAGCTGGGCCTGAGACAATGCCTCGGTGTCAGTATTAGCCCCAATCATTATCCAACCGTATCGGCCGCGGTAACGGTAGCTTATGAGACCTTCAGCGGCCATAGGTTTATCATAATGCATAGACAGCCCCTTAGAATTGCTGGAACAAGAACATACCCTCAGACAACTCGATTGCTTGGGTGTTATCCCAAAGGAATTGCATTACAGCCTCGACGCGGTTGTAATCGTCTTCATCGTCTGCAAAGTCATCCAGATCAATAGAGTATTCACGGGCAACATCTGACCAATGCATCTCAGCCCAATCACAGCAGATTCCCACAATGTCAAACTCTACAGGCTCGCCTGTGCTGTCACTGTAGTCTTCCAAGTAATCGAAGATGGCTTCCAGTGCCTCATACGAGAATTGATCCTTGCGTGATGATTGCTTGAACGCATCGATGAAGGAGGACTTGCTGATTGTTTGAACGATTGCCATGATAAATTACCTTTAAAGTGTTTGCCTGTACATCACAGACGGGATTTCCTGCGTAACGTTGCAGGCCATAGGATTCTAATCTATTAGACTAAAACCCTACAGTCTGTAATGTTACTTGATGAGGACGTCGAAGTAATGCAAAGCCCCAATTGTCAGGGCTAGGCCGATGGCGATGGCGAGTGCGTAGTCTTTCATGGTGTTGCTTTCAAAATTGCTTTTTAGTTTCAAACGATACCAAGACATTTTGGAAATTCTGCGTGTAGTACATGAGAGTGTCCCATGCTTTAGTTTGCTTATAAAGGTGGCCTCACCCACAGGGACAAGGTATCCATCATTGTCAATAACATCCCCTGCCAGACAGTAAGACACCGGATTATCAAAGTGGTCTAACTCTGTGGTGAAGGTAAGTTTTGCTTGTCTATTAATTTCTTTTGAGAGTGTCGTCAGTTTAAGTACCATATCTTGGTGCATTTGTTCAATTCCGTTTTGCATGGTGTTTCCTTTACTTAACCAAAATTCACAAAGCATTGAGCGGCATAGATGGCCTTCGTCTTTTGCATTGGCTTACTAAGCACGATGTTATAGACACCATCTTCATCATGCAAACGGCCTTTGACTGACCAGACCTTGGATCCTTTGAAGCGAGTCAAGAGAGCTTTACGGCTAGTGAATTCACCGCTCACGGTCATCTGTTCAAAGTTAGTATCTTTGTAGCTGCTGATCTGGGTTTCATACAACATGATGTTTGAGTCCTTTAAAATAGCCTGCACCGTGCCTGCTATGTTTTTTATGTAGCAAACACCGTGCCAACTGCTTAGGAATTTCAGCATCACAGGTTATCCACAGGCATTTACAGACACAAATAAATACTTATCCATAGGCAAATAAGTTATTCACAATTCTTAGAGTTATCCACAAGGTGCACTGATCTGGTGCTTTTATGCACCGATAAAGGGATGTTAGTGGATACTATGCACCATGTTGGTGTACTTTGCTTGGCGCTGAAGTAGGCGCTGAAGTCCAGCGTTTAGGGTCCTACGCCGCCTCTCACATCTGCTTAAATATTAGGCACTATCCTCGAAAGTACTTTAACATCCTATGATGGCCATGTGAGTGAGTACTTACTAACATGGACTTGTGTGTACGCTAGCGAACATAGTAGTTAGTTAGCGCTTACTTCATAGGGGGAGGGGTAGGTGATGTGTGAGAACTTTGACGGAGCCCCTGACGCTCACAAAAGAGTAAAATAAGGAATATTACCCGGATAAAACTATGGAGTAAAGAATAAGCTAAGTACTTGACAGGACTGGGAAATATGCTATGCTATAACGCGCCTATAACGTAACTTAATTGGTTGGCTAGCAAAGCTAGCTAAGGACAGGTTAGTGCTTAAAAAGTAGGCAGTTACATTACTTGAAACTTACACTTAAGTAAAGAATGTGTAAAAGATGTAATAAATTGTAACAAAGCTAAGAAAAAGCTTGACAGGATAGACAAAGTGTGGTATAATATTCTTTATAGATTGTGATAGTTCTAACACGTTTGGTGGTACGTGATAGACTAAGACGGAATCTGGACAGTTGATACAACGAATGTATAAGTTAAATATTATAAGATACATACTATAAGTACTTAACTTAGTACATAACATTAACGTTAAGACAACGTATAAGAACTTTAAAGTACTTTAAGTGTGTAAGATTTGTCTATAACCTTTAGGTATGTCTAAAAGAATAAATGGTTTGTCTCCCTTAGAAAGGATAAAGACACATGGAACAAGAAGAACATGAAAAGAAACGTAAAGCTGGAAGACCAAAGAAGTCTGAGCTTACGGAAATAAAAGAGAGTAGAAGTGTTGGCAGGCCTAAAGGTGAAGCGGCCATCATCAATGAATATAAGCTACGTATGCTTAATTCACCTAAGAGTGCTAAGGTACTTGAAGCCATTTACGATGCTGCTCTAAACGATGAACATAAGAATCAAGCTGCTGCATGGAAGCTGATCGTTGATCGTGTCGTACCTATCTCGGCCTTTGAGTCTGCTAAGCAAGGCGGAGGTGCTCCTCAGATCTCCATCAACATCACAGGGCTTAACAGTCCTACGGTAAGCACCGATGAGGACATAATTGATGTCTGAACTTAACTTTGCTTTACTGAAATGGCAACAGAGTGTCTTCAAAGACTCTCATCGCTTCAAGGTGGTAGCTGCTGGTCGTCGCTGTGGTAAGTCTAGGCTATCTGCTGTTACGCTACTTATAGAGGCTTTAAACTGCCCTGAAGGGTCAGCAGTGATGTACATTGCGCCTACCCTCGGCATGGCCCGTACGATTATATGGGACTTGCTACATGAGCTTGGTCGTCCAGTTATAAAGGCTAGTCACGTAAATAACCTAGAGATCACTTTGATAAATGGCCGCAAAATTCTTGTACGTGGTGCAGATAACCCAGACGCTTTGCGTGGCGTGTCTTTAACGTATGTCGTTATGGACGAATGTGCTTTCATTAAAGAGGATGTCTGGCAAAAGATCATTCGTGCTGCTTTGTCTGACAAGAAAGGTAGAGCTCTATTCATCTCAACTCCCTCTGGCCGTAACTGGTTCTATGACACTTTCAAGCTAGGCTTGTCTGGTGATGATGAAGAGTGGAAGGCATGGCACTTTACCACTGCTGATAACGAGACTATTGACCCTAAAGAGATTGAAGCAGCTAAGCGTACCTTGAGTAGCTTTGCGTTCAAGCAGGAATACTTATCCAGCTTTGATACAGCAGGTGCTGACATCTTCAAGCAAGAGTGGATTAAGAAGGATGAGATGCCTAAGCAAGGCTCCTATGTCATTGCCATTGACTTGGCTGGCTTTGAGGATGTATCAGCAGGATCTCAGAATAAGTCTAGGCTTGACGAGACAGCTATGGCTATCGTCTTGGTTGGCGATGATGGTAAGTGGTATGTTGAGAAGATTGAACATGGACGGTGGGATATTAAAGATACCTGCTTCCGTATCCTCAAGCTTATCAAGGACTACAGACCGTTATCGGTAGGTATCGAAAGAGGTACAGCCAAGAATGCCGTTATGACTGTTCTACAGGACATGATGAGGCAATACAATACCTTTGCTCACATTCAGACGCTCACACACGGTAACAAGAAGAAGACTGATCGTGTGGTATGGGCACTGCAAGGAAAGTTTGAGCATGGGCGGATTGTCCTGAACAAAGATGAAGATTGGTCTGAGTTTGAAGATCAGCTTATCCTTTTCCCTACAAAAGGCGTTCATGATGACCTTGTAGACGCTTTAGCTTATATCGAACAACTTGCCCTATCCTCATTTATGCCTGATTATGAGCAAGACGATTATGAAATTTTTGACCCCATTTCAGGTTATTGACACCCCGTAGTGGGCTTTCGACACGTTTATAGGTGCGTGTGTCAGAACACCTATTTCTCTCGAAAGGAGACTACAAATGAAACAATGTCCTAAATGTAAAATGCACCTGACCTCAAGTTCATTCTACAAAGATAGTACAAAGAAAGACAAACTTACTTCTTACTGTAAAGATTGTTGTATTGATAAACGCATTTTGGCTTACCAAAGCAATAAAAGCGAAGAACAAGAATACATGAAGAATAGGTACGAACATAAAAAAGATGAGTACAAGAGCACTGCCTTGAAAAATTTATACGGCATCGACCTTGATACGTATAATGACATGAGGAAAACTCAGTTGTTTTCGTGTTTGATTTGCACAACACACGAGCAAGATTTAAAGCGAGGCTTATTTGTAGACCATTGCCACGAAACAAAAAAAGTTCGTGGGCTTTTGTGCCAGCATTGTAATACTTTACTGGGCATGGCTAAAGATAATCAGCTCATTCTACAAGAAGCTATACATTATTTATCTAGGACACTTTAATGGACAAATTAGAACAAAACCAATTTGCTGAAGACACAGAATCCGATAAGGAGTTGGTATCTTGGGTTGTGTCTCGCACTGACTCATGGCGTGATTGGCGTGACCAGAACTACTTGGATAGCTGGCTTGAGTACGAACGTATCTTCCGAGGTCAGTGGGCTGCTGAGGATAAGACTCGTGAGAGCGAGCGTAGCCGAATCATCTCTCCTGCCACTCAACAGGCTATCGAGACTCGTCACGCTGAGATCATGGAAGCTATCTTCGGTCAAGGTGAATACTTTGACATTGAGGATGATATCAAGGATGTTAACGGAAACCCGCTGGACATTGAGCAGTTGAAAGCCCAGTTGTATGAGGACTTTTCCCGTGACAAGATTAAGAAGTCTATCGACCACATTGAGTTGATGGCTGAGATCTACGGTACGGGTATCGGTGAGATTGTTGTCAAGACTGAGAAAGAGTATGCTCCTGCTACTCAGGCTATTCCCGGTATTGTGGGACAAGCCGCTATCGGTGTTCAAGAGAATGATCGTGTATCGGTTAAACTGATGCCTGTCAACCCTAAGAACTTCCTGATTGATCCTAATGCTACTTCGATGGACGATGCTCTGGGCTGTGGCATTGAAAAGTTTGTATCTATCCACAACATTGTGGCAGGTATTGAAAAAGGTATCTATCGCAAGGTGGACATTGGTGTAGACGCTCCTGATGATGACATCGAAGCCACTGATGATTTGAATAACTACCAAGATGGTAAGGTTCGTTTGCTGACTTACTACGGTCTGGTTCCTCGTGAATACCTTGAACAGCTTGAGAATGGCGGTAAAGAGATCGTTGATCTGTTTCCTGATGACTCTGTTGCTGATGACTACTCTGATCTGGTAGAAGCCATTGTCGTTATCGCTAACGGTAACAAGCTCTTGAAGGCTGAGGCTAATCCTTACATGATGAAGGATCGCCCTGTAATGGCTTATCAGGACGATACAGTTCCCGGACGTTTCTACGGTCGTGGAACGGCTGAGAAGGCGTATAACATGCAGAAGGCTATTGATGGTCAGTTGCGTGCTCATATGGACTCTGTGGCCCTTACGGCAGCTCCTATGATGGCTATGGATGCTACTCGACTGCCTCGTGGTGCTAAATTCCAAGTTAAAGCAGGTGCTCAGTTCCTTACTAACGGCGATCCAAGTCAAATCTTGATGCCTTTGAAGTTCGGTAGCACAGATCCTGTGAATTTGCAGACTTCTCAGAACTTTGAGCGTATGCTTTTGCAAGCTACAGGTACTGTTGACTCGGCTGGTATGCCTTCTAACGTCCCTCGTGACGCCGGTGCAGGTGGTATGTCGATGGCTTTGGCTGGTATTATCAAAAAGTACAAGCGTACTCTGAGCAACTTCCAAGAAGATTTCCTGATTCCTTTCATTAACAAAGCTGCATGGCGCTATATGCAGTTTGATACTGAGCGTTATCCTGCTGTGGATGTTAAATTCATCCCTACAGCTACCTTGGGAATCTTGGCTCGTGAGTTTGAACAGCAGCAATTCATCGCTTTGTTGCAGACATTAGGCCCGGATACTCCTGTATTGCCTCTGATCTTGAAGGGAATTGTCCAGAACAGTTCTTTCAGCAACCGTGGCGAGATGTTGGCCGCCTTGGATCAGATGAGTCAGCCTAATCCAGAGCAACAACAGATGCAAATGGCTCAAGCACAAGGTCAAATGGCTCTTCTGCAAGCTCAAATTCAAGATTTACAAGCTAAGGCTCAGAAATCTTCTGCTGATGCTCAGAAAGCAATGGTTGAGGCTCAACTTGCCCCCGAAGAAGCTAAAGCTAAGCTCATCTCTGCCTTGAGTAACAACCTCAACGAAGATAATGAGACTAAAGACTTTGAGCGTCGCGTGAAGCTGGCTGAATTATCGTTGAAAGAGAAAGAAATTGACGGTAACTTGAAAGCTGTGCAACTTCAGACGATCCAGCATCAGGATAAAGTGGATACAGGTTTTATTGACGAGCTTACTAAAAGGTTAGGCGAATAATGAATGAACAACAAACAGTTGACGCACTCTTAAAAACTGCTGTAAATCTTCAAAAATCCATAAGTAGGAAAGAGGAAACTCAAAAAGCTATCGCTGATGCCTTAGTCACTTCATTTCAGTCCTTCAAAAGAGAGATAAAGAATGAAGTGGCCTCCATTAACGCAGCTATTCCTGAAAAGGGTGATAAGGGAGATAAAGGCGTTAAGGGTGACAAAGGTGATCGTGGCTTAGATGGTAAGGACGGTAAGCAAGGCAAGGACGGTAAAGACGGCATTGATGGTAAGGACGGTATTAGCGTTGTTAATGCCTTCTTGGACTTCGATGGCGGCTTAGTCATTGAGCTTTCTAATGGTACTCAGATTAACGCTGGTTACGTATCCCCTGAAGCTAAAGATGCTGTCTTCTCCACTTTGAAACAAGGCCCAGTAGCTCTCAACGATCTGCTCCCTTCTCAGGCTGGAAATGCCGGTAAGTTCTTAACCACTGATGGTACAAATACATCATGGGCTACTGCTTCAGCAGGGTCTATGGTGTATCCTTCAGCAGGTATCGCTGTATCCACAGGAACTGCATGGGGAACTTCTAAAGCTACGCCAACGGGCGAAGTTGTAGGAACAACAGATACTCAGACGTTAACTAACAAGACGCTGACTAACCCTACAATTACTAACTACACAGAAACTGTTTTTACAGCCAACACAAGCACTGCGATTACGCTAGCCTTAACCAACGGTACGATTCAAAACCTTACCTTGACTGGCAATACGACAATCACAATGCCTACTGCTGCGGCTGGTAAATCGTTTGTGATCTATTTACGGACAGGTGCAGGTGGTTTTAGTACTACTTGGTCGACTGTTAAATGGCCTTCTGGTACAGCTCCTACTGTTACTTCTACTGCTTCTAAGATGGATATTTTCTCTTTCTTTAGTGATGGAACTAACTGGTATGGAACAACTGTGGGTCAAAACTATACACCATAATAACGAGGTAATAAATGTTTGCTGCTTCTAAAACTGCTGGGGTAGTTTCGGCTGCTCCTCCAGCGTCTACGGACCCACAATTTAATTATGTCGCTATGCTTCTGAACGACACAGGAACGAACGGTCAGCAGAACAACACGTTCTTGGACAGTAGCAGCAACAACTTCACGATCACCCGCAACGGTACGCCTACGCAGGGCTCTGTGACTCCGTATTGGCCTGATGGTCAGTGGAGTAACTATTTCAACGGAAGCTCTGACTATGTGACCACGCCGAGTAGTGCTTCCTATCAGTTCGGAACAGGTGACTTTACGATTGAGGCTTGGGTTTACAGCACATCGTCCGCAAACCGATCAATCATTGACGCTCGGGGTAGTTCATCTGCTGCACCTTATGCTTTTTACATTGATGGCAGCAACTTCCCATATTTTTATGACGGAACGGTTTACACATCGACAGTAGCGGCTCCCCCTAATCAGTGGAACCACGTTGCTGTTTCAAGAGCGTCCGGTACGCTGAGAATGTTTGTGAATGGCGTTCAAGGGTTCAGCGGAACTGTAACTACTGCGTTAAACCCCGCCGCGACCTTCTATATTGGCGGACAAAACTTTGCAACGCCCGTAAAGTTTCCGGGCTACCTTTCCAATTTACGGCTAGTCAAAGGCACAGCCCTCTACACCGCCAACTTTACACCCTCAACCACACCTCTGACAGCAGTAAGCGGAACATCCTTGCTGACTTGCCAGAGCAACCGCTTCAAAGACAACAGCAGCAACAACTTTGCTATCACTGTGACAGGGGCTCCGACAGTTCAAGCATTTGATCCGTTCAGCCCTAGTGCAAGTTATTCCACGGCGACTTATGGCGGGAGTGCTTATTTTCCCGGCTCTACTTCTGGATTAAGAACAAATTATCAACCGATTACTACAGGTCCATTTACTGTTGAGTTTTGGATAAATCCAGACTCATATAAATCGTCAATGATAGCAGTCAGTAATCGTGCTTGGAACACAGGGAACAATAGAGGCTGGTGGATCGAAATAAACTCCACCGGACAGCTTGTTTTGAAAGCTGGTCAAGGTGGTTTTGCATCTTGGCCTACCATCTTAACAAGTTCTGGCAAAGCGCCTTTTAGTCAATGGACCCATGTTGCTTGCGTACGAGATTCAAGTAATGTAATTAAGTTTTATATCAATGGAATTGCTGATTCTAGTACCGTGACTTATAGCGCAAGTCTCGATCAAAACTCTGGAACTCCAACAGGAACCTTTTTTACAGTTGGTGTTGAATATTCAGATAATGTTTATCAATCAAGTACAATTTTTGTTGGGTATATGACAAGTGTTAGGATTAATCCTACCAATGCTTTGTATACCGCAAACTTCACAACCCCAACATTGCCTCCTACCGCTGTTAGTGGAACTACTTTTTTGCTGAATGCTACCAGCGCAGGCATCTATGACGCCGCTGTTATTAATGATCTTACAACTATCGGAGATTCTCAAGTATCTACGGCACAAGCTAAATGGGGGGCATCCTCAGTAGCTTTTGATGGAACCGGGGACTGGTTGACGTTTGTTGATAATCCAACAATGCAGCTCGGAACAAGCGACTTCACAATCGAGGGCTGGCTATATTTACCATTGCTTGGAACAGCTAGAGGTATTGTGTCAAAAGGAACCAGCACTACTGGGTGGTCTGTTGGTGTGAATTTATTAAATCAGTTTACATTTTCATACACATCCAGCACACTAACCGCAGCTACGGCTTTAACAATGGGTCAATGGGTTCATTTTGCAGTTGTTCGTAGTGGTAGCGCTACAGGCAACGTCAAGATTTACTTCAATGGAGTACTTGACGCTACAAGCAGTGGAGCTATTACTGATAATTTTAACCAAACAAGTATTGGTTATGTAGGCGCTGATCGAGTGGGCACAAGCCCCATGAACGGCTACATTGATGATCTTCGGATTACCAAAGGTTACACCCGATACACTGCCAACTTCACCCCGCCAACAGCTGCTTTCCCAACGAGGTAATAAATGCTTATTGCAAAACAAACAGAAACTGGATTCGATGTAGCTGACCATACATCGTTGCTTCCCAATACTTCCTTTGGTCCTAGCGGTCCTACTGTTGCTCAGATTGAGGAACTTGGGTTTTATCAAGTTACCATATGGAAGCAATATGATCACGCTACTGAGAAGCTTGTGCCTTGTTCTCCTTATATGGAAGACAAACAAGTATTCACTATTGAGGTAGTCCCCAAGACTGAAGAAGACCTATTAGCTGAAGAAGCTCAGCAAGTAGCCATGCGTAAGACAGCACGAGCTGAGGCGTATCGCCAAGAGTCTGATCCTTTGTTCTTCAAAGCTCAACGAGGTGAGGCGACAATGGATGAGTGGCTTGCTAAAGTACAAGAAATTAAGGATAGATTTTAACTCTATACACGATATTACTTGACAAACTAAGTAATTTATGGTATAATAGAACTATCTCAACTACATAGGACTCCACAATGGAACAATCCTTAGCAAATTATTATGACAATCAGTTCTCCATGATGGGTAGCGTAGGCTGGAAAGACCTCATGGAAGATCTAAAACAGTTAACTGTGAGCATCAACGATGTAACATTGGCTACGGACACACAAGATTTATATTTCCGTAAAGGCCAGCTTGACATCCTGAACTTACTCTTAAACCGCCGAAAGACCTGTGAAGAGGTATATGAGCAACTCTTGGAGGAGTCTAAATGAGACGAATCTTTGAATTCTTATGTACCGAAGAGCACAAGTTTGAGGCTTTCGTAGATGATAGCGTACGTACAGCACAGTGTCCTCACTGTAGTGCTAACGCTATTCGTATCGTTTCTGCGCCTACTATGAAGTTGGAAGGGTTCTCTGGAGCTTTCCCTACTGCATATGATGCGTGGGATCGTAAAAGGGCAGAAAAGTTATCACAAGAGAAGAAACAGAGTTACTCTGAATCTGAGTGATAACAAAGTTGCATTTCATAGTCCTATAATCTCAATAATGAGACAGGAGAACAATTACATGGCATTGATTGAACAAGAATCGTTTGAGAATAACGACACAGACACGCAAACATCGTTGATTACCGATGATTATCAGACTCAGCAAGTAACTGAGCAACCTGCTAATTCAGTAGTCGCTTCGATGGAAGTACCAGACAAATACAAAGGCAAGTCATTAGAAGACATCGTTAAGATGCACCAAGAGGCTGAAAAGCTCATTGGACGACAAGCTGGAGAAGTTAGTGAGGTACGCAAGCTTGCTGATGAACTACTTAAACGGCAACTCTCTAGTACAGCAGTTCCAGAGATTGAACAGAATGCGCCCGAAGTTGATTTCTTTGAGAATCCTCAAGAGGCTGTAAAGAAAGCCGTTGAGAATGATCCTACTGTACGCGAAGCTCGGCAAGCGGCATTAGAGTTTAAACGTATGAAGACAGCGCAACAGCTTGCTTCCAAACATCCTGACTTCGGACAGATTGCACAAGATGCAGGCTTCCAAGACTGGGTTAAGGGCAGTAAGTTCCGCCTTGAATTATATGCTAAAGCTGATGCTGATTTCGACTTTGAGTCAGCAGATGAACTTCTTAGCACATATAAAGAACTTAAGCAGATCAAGACTTCAAAAGAGTCTACTGCTGTCCAAGAAACTGGCAATAAGCAGAAAGCACAAGCCTTGAAGGCCGCTGGTGTTGATGTCGGCGGCTCTGGAGAGGTTACAAAGAAAGTTTATCGTCGTGCGGATCTTATCCGTCTTAAGATGACTGACCCTGCCCGGTATGAAGCACTCCAACCTGAGATCATGAGTGCTTACGCTGAGGGTCGAGTTAAATAATTTATTTTTAATATTATAGGAGTATTCAAATGCCTTTAGGTACTAATAACGTCACCGTCACTACCGCAGCTAACTTTATCCCTGAAGTGTGGAGTGATGAAATTATCGCAGCTTACAAGAAGAACTTGGTTGCTGCAAACCTCATCAAGAAGATGAGCTTCAAGGGCAAGAAAGGTGACACCGTTCACATTCCTTCGCCTACCCGTGGTTCTGCTTCTGCCAAGGCTGCTAACTCGCAAGTGACCTTGATCGCTGCAACTGAAGGCGATACCGTTATCACTATCAACCAGCACTGGGAATACAGCCGTTTGATCGAAGACATCGTGGAAGCTCAAGCTCTGTCCTCGCTGCGTCAGTTCTACACTGATGACGCTGGCTACGCTCTGGGTCGTCAAGTTGACTCTTCGCTGATCGCCTTGGGCCGTGGTGTTAACGGTGGTTCCGGCACTACTGCTTACTCTGGCGGTTTCTCTGGTGCTGATGGTACTACCGCTTATGTTGCCGGTTCTAACACTGGCTTGGGCGCGCTGACCGATGCTGCTATCCGCCGCTCTATCCAACGTCTGGATGACAACGATGTTCCTATGGATGGCCGATTCCTGATCGTTCCTCCTTCGACTCGTAACACCCTGATGGGTATCGCTCGCTTCACCGAACAAGCCTTCGTAGGCGAGACCGGCGCTAGCAACACCATCCGCAACGGTGAAATCGGTAACGTGTACGGCATTCCAGTGTTCGTGTCCACTAACGCCGACACAACCAGCGGTTCTACTGCTGCTCGTGCTTGCCTGCTGGGTCACAAAGACTTTGCAGTGCTGGTTGAGCAGATGGGTGTCCGCACTCAGACTCAGTACAAACAAGAATACCTCGGTAACTTGTTTACTGCTGACGTTCTGTACGGTGTTGGCGAACTGCGTGACGGCGCTGCTGTTGCTCTGATCGTTCCAGCTTAATAGCTAGATAGTTGCCCCTTCGGTGAAAGCTGAGGGGGCTTCTGTGTATCTATTCTTAACTAAAGGAATAATAGAATGAGTGTTAAATTTAAGTGTAAGCAATCAGGAACAGTTACTGAGTTTCTTTATGAGCATGACATTGCTTCCATGCGTAAGCATCCCGAGTATGAGGAAGTGGTGGAAAAGCCTGTAGCTAAGAAAGCTGCTAAAACTGTGGAAGTTAAAGGAGAAGACAATGGCAACGAAGAAGCGTAAGACTAAAGAAGAAAAGGTTATGGGAGAGTACAAAGAAGGTACTTTGCATAGCGGTAAAGGTGGTCCTGTTGTGACTGACCGTAAACAAGCTGTTGCTATTGCTTTGAGCGAGGCGAATAAGTCTAAGAAGACTAAAAAGAAAGGTAAGTAATTATCATGGCGTTACCAACATATCTTGAACTGGTAAATGACGTTCTCGTGCGTATGCGAGAGCCTGAAGTGTCTACTGTCAACGAGAACGTATTATCTAAGCTTGTCGGTAAGTTGGTTAATGATGCTAAACGTCAAGTAGAAGATGCTTACAAATGGAATGCACTGCTGACGGATATTGTAATCCCTACTGTTGCAGACACTGCTCAATATACAATCACTGGTTCAGGGACTCGCTTTAAGATCAGCGAAGTACACAACACTACTAAATACGTGGGTGTTGAGCCTATCCCGTTGAAGACATATAACCTGTGGGAAGGTTCTGCTACAGTTCCTCAAAAAGGTTCTCCTAATTACTACTGCGTGATCGGTCAATCTGCTTCAGGAGATGCTAAAGTAAAGCTCTGGCCTGTTCCAGATGGTGTCTATAACATTGACTATCAATTGTACATCCCTCAAGAAGCCTTGAGCACAGACACAGCTACTTTAACAGTGCCTAAAGAGCCTGTTGTCTTAGGTGCGTATGCTCGTGCCTTGGTTGAGCGAGGCGAGGACGGTGGTTTGAATAGCTCTGAAGCTTATGCTCTGTATAAGACTTCCTTAGCAGATCACATTGCTATTGAATCTAGTCGATACTTAGAGGACATGAACTGGGAGGCAGTATGAGCCAACCTATTCAAACCTTCAGTATCACAGCTCCCGGCTTCTACGGTCTGAACACTCAAGATAGCTCACTGGATCTGGCTTCTGGATATGCTCTGGTGGCTAACAACTGTGTTATTGATCAGTATGGCCGTGTAGGTGCTCGTAAGGGTTGGGTAGCTGCTCATAGCTCTATCGCTGCCCTCGGTACGGCTAAGATCAAGACTATTGCTGAACTGGTTACTAAAGATGGTACTTCCTATACCTTGTGTGCAGGCAATAACAAGATCTTTAAGCTGAGTGCTGGTGTTCTGACTGAAGTAACCTTCAACGGTGTAGGTACTGCTCCTACAATCACTGCTGATAATTGGTCTACTGCCTTCTTGGACGGTGACTTGTACTTCTATCAGCGTGGTCATGTACCTATTGGCTTTGATCCTGATGCTTCTACAACTACCTATTATCGTGTAGATCAGGAATCAGGGTATACTGGTACTGTTCAATTAGCTAACGTAGTTATCTCTGCTCTTGGACGTATCTGGAATGCTGATACTACTACAGACAAGGTAACTGTTCAATGGTCAGACATCAAGAACCCTCATAAGTTTGGATCAGGTACAGCAGGTACATTAGACACAACTACTGTATGGCCTCATGGTGGGGATACAATCACTGCTCTTGCTGTACATAATAACTTCTTGTTTATCTTCGGCTACCGTAACATCTTGATCTATCAAGGTGCTAATAGTCCATCAACGATGACCCTGTACGACACAATCAGTGGTATTGGTTGTATTGCTCGGGACTCCGTAGTGAACACAGAGACTGACATCATCTTCTTGTCTGAGACAGGTGTTCGATCAGTTATGAGAACCATTCAAGAGAAGTCTGCTCCTTTGCGTGACTTGTCCAAGAATGTTCGTAATGATCTGATGTCTGCTGTTGCTTCTGAAGTCAAAGCTGATATTAAAGCTGTGTATAATCCCCGTGAAGGGTTCTACTTGATTACACTGCCTTTGCTGAAGTCTGTGTACTGTTTTGATACCAAGCAAACATTGCAAGATGGGTCTTCAAGAGTAACTACTTGGGATTCTATTCAGCCTAATAGTTTCTGTCAGAAAGCTGATGGGACAATGCTGATTGGCGATTCTGGTCTTATTGGCACATACACTGGATACTTGGATAATGGAGCTGTATATCGTTTCCAATACTTCACTAACCACACTGACTTAGGCGCTCCTTCGGTGACTTCCGTACTGAAGAAACTATCAGTAGTTGTTATTGGAGGTTCCGATCAGTACATGACCATGAAGTGGGGATATGACTTTAATGGTAATTATTACTCACAGAACGTAAAGATTCCTGCTCAAGGGGTTTACTATTACGGAATAGGAGAGTATAATATAGCTGAGTATTCTAACGGTACTGCGCTACAGACTTTGGCTACTTACCCAACAGGTGCAGGTAAAGTTATTCAAACGGGATATGAAGCTAACATTAACGGATCTCCTCTGAGTATTCAAAAAATCGAGCTACAGGCTAAGAATGGAAAGATTGTATAATGACTGATTACGTAAAATCAACTAACTTTGCAAGTAAAGATTCTCTTGCTACTGGCAATCCTTTAAAGATTGTTAAGGGTACTGAGATTGATTCTGAGTTCAATAATATTGCTACGGCAGTGGCTACTAAGGCTGATAGTGCTAGCCCTTTGTTGACAGGTGTTCCGTTAGCTCCTACAGCTTCAACAGGAACTAATACCACACAAGTCGCTACTACTGCTTTTGTTAAGAATGCTGTGGATGCTTATGACGCAGCTTTGACAGTCTCTACAACTCAGATTGAGACAGGTGCTGTTACTGCTGTTAAACTTGCAGCGGGCGTAGCGGAGTCTAACTTGGGTTTCACTCCTGTTCAGCAAGGTGGAGGTACAGGACAACTTGCCAATAAAACTTATATTGGGTGGTCGGGATCTAAACTTAAAGCTCAGGTTGATTCTTCTGATCAAGGCGCTTTTGTGATGGAGCCTAGCTTTACTGGAAGTAATCAGAGTTTAAGCGGATCAGGGTATCAAAAGCTTCCCGGTGGTTTAATTATTCAATGGGGAAGTTTTTCTCAGACAGGCTCAAGTACTACAGTTACTTTACCCATTGCCTTTCCTAATGCAATGCTAAATGTGCAGCAAACAATAGCTGGAGGGGCTTCAATAAGTGCTCCGGGAGTATCTTTTGTTAATTCTCAACAATTTAATTCTATTCGAGATGCTGCTGTTGGTAATGTTGGATGCTATTACTTAGCTATTGGCTATTAATAATGAAAACACCTGTAATAATCTCTAAAGATTATACAGTTTACTTAGAGAACTATCACGGCTACAGTATCATACATTGTGATTGTGGTAGTTGGTCTAAGACAATTAAAACTAATCTAATAGCAGATTTAGATAAGTTATTAGAAATACATAGAAAGCCGGTTTACGCTATCCATGAACCTGAAGATAGTAAACACTTGAAATTCATAACAATGATGGGCTTTAGTTGGAATAATGATTTCCACGGCTCTGATGGTAAATATAGACAATTATTTGTAAGGAATAAAAATGGGAATTGAAGCTGCTCTTATTGGAGGAGGCTTAGGTTTACTCGGCTCTTCTATGTCTTCCAGTGCTGCTCGTGATGCCGCCAACACTTCTGCTGCTGCTCAGACTGAGGCAGCCCGTGTCGCTGCTGATGCACAGCGTTTCCGTCCTGTAGGTATTACTACTCGCTTCGGTACTTCTAACTTCCAGATGTCTCCTGAAGGCTATCTGCAAAGTGCTGGATACAATATTTCTCCTGAACTCATGGGGATTCAGAATCGTCTGTTGTCTCAGGCTGGCGGTCAGGGTTTAGGCAATACTGATCAAGCTCTTGCAGCACAAAATAGCCTCTTCAACTTAGGCCGACAATACCTTGCTGAGTCTCCTCAACAAGCTGCTCAGAAATGGATGGCTTCTCAGCAGGCTCTGTTGCAGCCCTCTCGCGATGTTGCCTATGGTAACTTGAAGCAAGGCTTGTTTAACTCTGGCCGTGAAGGCTTGGCTGTTGCTCAAGGTGGTAACTTAGGTGCTGCTAATCCTGAAGCTCAGGCATACTACAACTCCTTGGCTCAGCAAGATGCTCAGTTGGCTGCTCAAGCACAACAGCAAGGTATGAATCAAGTTAACTTTGGTGCTGGCTTGTTCGGTACAGGCGCTCAGGTCGCTAATGCTGGCTACGCTCCATTGCAAACACAGTTGGGCTTAGGCCAGACTATTGAAAATCTGGGTCAGAACTCTCTGGATATTGGTGCTCAGTTGGGCGGACGTAGTGCTACAGCAGGTCAATCTGTGGGTAACACATTGCTGCAAGGCGGTTTAGGCGCTGCTCGGACGATGCAGGCTGCTAACCAATATAGCCCGGTAGGTGCTGGTCTGACTGGCCTTGCGGGTAATCAAACATTGATGAGCGGTATTGGTAACTGGTTCTCTGGTACTCCTTCAATGACAGCCGCAAGTTCAACAGGTGGTTGGGGAACAGGTAATTACTTCGGCAACCAAGACCTTGGCGCTTATCTGTAAAGGAATATATAATGGCTGAAATTGTAAATAGTTTATTCGGGATTACCCCTGAAGCTCTTCAAACGCAACGTGATCAGGCTCTGCAAGCTCAAGCTATGCAGTATGCTCAGTTAGATCCTATGCAGCAAGCTCAAGCAGGCTTCTATACAGCAGGTAATCGCTTAGGCGGTGCTATCGGTGGTTTGCTGGGTGCTCAAGATCCTGAGATGGCTAAGGCTGCTGCTTTGCAGGGTATCTTGAAGCAAGCAGATACGACAACTCCTGAAGGCTTGGCTAAACTTGCTCAGACTCTTGGCAGTCAAGGCTTTGGTGCTCAGGCTATGCAAGTTATGGATCAGGCACAGCAGGCTAAACTCCAAGCGGCGCAGATCGGTAAAGCGACTGCTGAACAGCGTAAGCTTGAGAATGCTACAGCTCAGGATGAGAAAGTAAGAGCAGAACTGGCAGCTTTAGGGCCAGATACTACAGATAAAGACATCATGAGCATTGTAGTTAAATACGGAAATCCTGATAAGGTCTTGTCTGTATTACAAAGTGCTGCTGATAAAGCTGCTACTCGTGATCAGAAAGCTCAACTGCAACAACAACACGATCAGTTAATGGTTTCTCTTAAGCAAATGGGAATTGCTGCTGGAGCAGGCAGTAAGGGGATTCAAGATCAACTGAATGCACAACGCTTAGAGGATCTTAAAACTAAAGCAGAAGATAAGAGAATGGCTAATGAGTCAGCCGCTCAGGGTCGCATTGCTTCGTTTGACACAGCTCTTGAAACTCTGGATACAGTTGCTAACCATCCCGGTAAAAAGGATGTTGTTGGTACACTGTCAGGTGCTTTAGTGTCGAAAGTTCCCGGAACAAATGCAGCAGGTTTTGCTTCTCAGTTGGAAACATTTAAAGCTCAGACATTCCTTCCTCAAGTTGAGAAACTTAAAGGGATGGGTGCTCTGTCTGATGCTGAAGGTAAGAAACTTACCAATGCTGTTGGTGCTTTAGATATTAATATGAAGCCTTCTGAATTTGACGCTCAGGTAGCTAAGATTAAGAAAGATCTTCAGTCAGCTAAAGATAGAGCCGCTGCTCGTGTTTCAGGAGGAGGAACGCCTACTACCCCCGCGCCTACTAAGCGTTTTAATCCTGCTACAGGGCAGATCGAACCAATTTAAGGAATAACATGCCGCAATATATTCAAGTAAACGGAGAAACAGTCGAGTTTCCAGACAACATGTCTGATACTCAGATTGCGGCTGCTTTAAAAGGTAATCAATCTCCTGTCAATACTGATTTGGCTTCTCAGATTCCCGGTCAGTCCTACAAAGCTCCTGCTAAACAACCAGAACAGCCTAGCTTTGCATCTAGCATGTTTAAGAAGATTGACAGTGCAGTCCGAGGGATGGCAGATACTGCTACTTTCGGTCTTGCTGATGAACTGGCAGCTAAAGCAGACGAGTTAAGAGGTAAGGGAACTTATGCAGAAAATTTAAAGCAGCAACGTCAAAGAGATGCTGAAGGCGGTCTTCCAATGCTGGCAGGACAAGTGGCAGGTGCTTTTATGTCTCCTGCTTCTGGTTTAATCAGTAAAGGGGCACAGGCTATTGCTCCTGCTTTAAAGATTGCACCTGAAGCTCTAAGTGCTGCTGCTCAGGGAGCTGCTTATGGTGCAGGAAGTGCTGAAGAGGGTAGTCGCTTACAAGGAGCTGCTTTAGGAGGCGTTACCGGATTGGGCGCAGGAGCAGCTACTAACATTTTTGGCAATACTACTGAAGCTTTTCTGCGTAATCAAGCAGCTAAGAAACTTCCTACTGCACAACAGGTACGGGATGTTGCGGGTGCTGTGTATGATCAAGCGAATAACTTAGGGGTGGCAATTAAACCGCAACCTTTATTAGATAGTCTGAATACACTGCGTTCTTCATTGGCTAAACAAGGAGTAACTGAACGTAGTCCTTTAGAGGCAAATCAAAAAGTATTAGGTTTAATTTCTCAGCTTGAAGACAGTATCGGTACACAGCGTTTATCATGGCAACAAGTTGAACAGCTTCGACAAACTGCTAGCACAATGGCTCGTGATTCTCTTGACCCAGCAACTAAGCGATTAGCAGGAGAGGTGGTAGGCCACTTAGACGAAACAGTCTCTAAGCTTCCTACTTCAGCTTTTGTCAAAGGAACAGCAGGTAATGCTGAAGAAGCTATTAAACTAACTCAGCAAGCTCGTGACGCATGGAAACAAAGCCGTAAAGCTGATGTTCTTGATGAACTTCTTAATAAGGCAGTAACTGTAGGTGAAAAAGCTACAGGTAACGAAGCTAAAGATATTCAACAGCGTTTAACTACTCTGATCAATTCTCGTAAATTTAATATGTTTACTGAGTCTGAACAGAACTTAATTAAAGCTGCTCAGAAGTCTTCTAGCGTGGATAAGATTGCTGACTTGCTTAGTCGTTTCCAAGCAGGGGCTAGTGGCCGTAACTTATGGATTTCACTAGGAGCAGCTACGGTTGCCCCAATGACTACTCTGGGATTACAGGCTGCTGCTTACGGAGCTGGTGCTGCTCGTAGTGCTGTTAGTCAAGCTGAGATTGCTAACCTTGCCCGTGAGATCGCTAATAAGTCTCCTTATAAGCCTCAAATCTCTCAAGAAGCTTTAACACAGTTAGGTGGTGGATTAGGATTGTTCAGTGTGCCTAATGTCTATCGAGGACAATAACATGACCTATTCATTCTCTGCAAAGAGCGTGGGCAGACTCACTGGGGTTCATAACGATCTCCAGCGAGTCATGTTAGCCTCTATCCCTAACAGTCCTCTGGACTTCGGTATTACTGAAGGCTTACGTACTAAAGAGAGACAACAAGAGTTGTTCGATAGTGGTAAGTCTCAGACGATGCGTAGTCGTCACCTTACAGGCCATGCCGTTGATATTACTGTCTTCATTGATGGTAAGGTTAACTGGGACTTAGCTAATTATAAGAGTGTAACGGATCATATAAAAAAGAAAGCAAAAGAGCTTGACATAGCTATCGTGTGTGGGATAGACTGGAAGTCCTTCGTCGATGGACCACACATCGAATTAAACCGTGATAAGTATCCTTAAGGAGTTAATATGAATTGGGTTAAGCATCCGATCTACAACGTTTATATCAATGAACCGGGACAAGTCCTAGGAGCTAGAGGCAATCTCAGAAAGCCGCGTAAAGATAGATACGGCTATCTTCGTATAAACCTAGCTGTCAAAGGACAGAAAAAGAACAAGACTGCCTATATTCATAGATTGATGGCTGAGTGTTTTGAACTTCCCGGCTCAGGAGAAACTGTTGATCATATTGACGGAAATAAAGAAAATAATTCTGTAGAGAACTTACAACTTGTTACGGCTTTAGAAAATTATCGTTTGTACCTTGAGCGAGGGAAGTACCATAAAGGTTATTCTCCTGTTGAAATAAACGGCGTACTCTATCGGAGTAAACGAGAAGCAGAGCGAGAAACAGGAACAAATAGGAGAACATATGCTGCTTGATCTATTACCTTTTGCTGGTAAGCTTTTAGATAAACTCATTCCTGATCCAACTGCTAAGGCTGAAGCACAACTAAAGCTGGCTCAGATGGCTCAGGAGGGTGAGCTATCTAAGATGGCTAATGAGACTGAACTGTTTAAGACTGAACAGAATAACCTTACAGCCCGTCAACAAGCGGACATGGCTAGTGACTCTTGGTTGTCCAAGAACATTCGTCCTATGACACTTGTGGCTATCTTTACAGGTTACTTTACATTCGGTATCATGGATGCCAATGGTGTTAAAGCTAATGAATCCTATGTCCAGTTACTGGGTCAATGGGGAATGTTGGTTATGTCCTTCTACTTTGGAGGAAGAACTTTAGAGAAGATCATGGAAATCAAAGGAAGACAATGACATGGCACACAAGGAAGTATCCCATAACGAGATCTATGAGCGACTATGTAAAGTAGAAGCTAAGGTAGACAAGATGGCTACGGACACAGAAGGTATGGTATCAGCTTTCCATGCTGCTCAAGGTGCTTTTACAGTCCTTGATTGGCTAGCCAGAGTAGCTAAACCTATTATCTTTATTGGTAGTATCATTGCTGCTGTTGCAGCTATGTGGCATCAACAGAAGCCATAAACAAATAAGGCCCGTTAGAGTTCATCGCTCTAACGGGCCTTTTCATTTACTCTACCGTTTTAACTTCCTTAACCTTCTTAGGCTTAGGAGGCTTACTCAGTCCATTAAGATATTTGTACCTACGTACCATACGCTTACCAGACTCTTCAGCATCAAACCAGAACTCCTTACCATTCTTAAGTTCTTCCAGTTCCTTGTCTGTTAAGAATCCTTTGTAGGCTTGGTCAAGCAGTTTATTAATCTGCCTTGTAGCAAAGTCAGTCTGTCCTTTAACATTTGGAACAGTACCAATAGAACCATAATGGGCAGTGTGCAGCATAAATTCAGCAGAATCAGCAATGTAACACTCAGGAGCCATGCAAGCCAACATAGAGGCAGCACTATACGCAGCACCAATAACAGTAACAGAGACTTGACCACGACAATCTTTCATTGCTTCGATCACTTGCCAAATACTATCAGTACGTCCTCCTGAGCTATTGACAAGCATGTTAACAGAATCATTCTCACTACAGGTAGCAAGGCAGTGGATAACGTCACGGTAGGCGCTAGGGGCTACGATGTCATCATCAATGAACACCAGATGTGTGTGCATCTGCTGAGTGATAGTGCGGATAAGACCTTTCTGTTCCAAAGGCATCATCAACAGTTCTTCCAGACTTTCATTTGCTTTAGTCATTCACCGTCCTCATACTTAGTTTTAGCAATAATGTAATTTTTTACGAGAGAACTTCGCACAATATCTTCAATATGAAATTCAATACGTACAAATTCCTTCATTTTAGCAGCAATGTCAAAGAACTTAAGGATACCGCTTTTATCATCTTTTTTCTTTAAGTCAGTTTGCCTGTAGTCCCCACAAAACACGATCTTAGATTTATCTCCTACTCGTGTAATAACTGTGTCCAATTCCTCGAAGGTTAGATTCTGAACTTCATCCACAACAATGATGCTGTTCGAGAAGGTAGTACCACGAATGAACGAAGTTGAGACAAACTCGATATGTCCTTGTTCAACAAGTCGATCCCAAGCATCTTTGCGTTTGAACAAGTCACTACAGATCTGTCGATAAGGTTGGATGTAAACTTCCATCTTTTCATCCGCATCTCCCGGCAAGAAACCGATGTCACGGCTTTGAACACTGCTCCGGATAATAGTCACCTTGTTAAAGGGATTGTTACGATCCATAGCCTCTTCCAAAGCCTTGTATAAGGCAATGTATGTCTTACCTGTACCTGCTACGCCATGCAGAGCCATGAAGTAATTAGAGGCTTGATAGGCTTCAAAGAAGTCCATCTGTTTTTCTGTCTTAGGCTTGATAACAGTCATATCATCTAGCTTCAACTTCAAACTATTACTGACTTTCTCCCGAGGTGTAAGCTCCTTAGCTGGGATTGCTCGGTTCATCTGTTTACTAGCCATTGTTTATCCTTATACTTCGTTAACAAACTCTACGTTTGTGTCAACAAACTCTACGTGAGGCATCTGACGTACTTGCGGGAACTTCGCTAGGAAGTCCTCACGAGCCATGTCCTTACCTACCATGATCTCTGTAAAGGACTCGCCCTCCTTGTTTAACCTGTTTTTTAAGGCCACGCAAGCAGGGCAGTTATCTTTACTATACACCACTATTTTCATCTTGATCCTTATATGTTTTGAATACCCAAGTAGCAAACTGAAGCAACTGTTCTTTTGTTGCGTTCTGCTTCATGGTG